AGCTCACGAAAGTGAGGCTTTTTTATTGTTTGGGTATTAAGTATAATAAATGGCTCAGCTACAAGGTTTTGGAATAAAAGATTTTTACCAAACGGCAGTAACACGTGGTTTTGCTCGTACTAATACTTTTCGTATTAAAAACATTACAGGGGTGTTTAACGGAGAAGATAGTGATTTGTTGCTCTTTGCACAAGGGGGTACTATACCGTCTCGTAGTGTATATTATTCATCTGTTAGCTTTAAAGCTTTCGATTTTAATGTACCTATGAATTCAAGCTATCCGGAAAGCACTAGCTGGTCAGTAAACTTTTATTGTGATTCTGATTTTATTTTAAGAGATGTTCTTGAGTCTTGGAGTCGTAGAGCCTTTGACGAGCATAAGCATATTAGCACCACCTCTTTTTCGGATATAGAATTTGTTTTGTTGGATGGGTACTTAAGAGAGACAAGAAACTATAAGCTTATAGGGTGCTACCCAACACAAGTCGGTTCTATGTCTTTTTCAGTCGGTAATGCAGGAGAGTTAGCAACTTGTAATGTTAATATAGCCTTTCAATACGTTATATCAGATAATTCTATATAGTTAGCAATAAGTATATAAAAACATGGCAATCAATCAAACAATTCAGGATTTTTATCAACAAGCCAGTACTCGCAACTTTGCGAGAGATTTTCAATTAAGAATAACCAGCTTTATTGTCAATGGTATAGATCAAATCAGAGATGAAGATTTAGTATTTTTAAAGACTGCTCAGTTGCCAGGAAAGAGTATTTCTGTACAGACTGCCCCTTTTATGGGGTTAAACTTTAACGTTCCCGGTGCAGTTCAGTTTGATGGTACTACTAATTGGGCTGTATCATTTTATTGCACTCAAGATTATAATCTTAGAAAACTACTAGAGTATTCTATGGGAGATACTTTTGATCAAGAATCCTCTACAGGCAATATGGAACCACGTAGTTTACAGCAATCAAAAATTGTAGTTGCTTTATTAGATGATAAACTAAACCCGATACGCTCTTATGAATTACTAGGGTGTTTTGTAAGCAACGTTGGCGCTATTTCGTTTAATACTACTGGTAACGGAGCTATACAAGAAGTAACTGCTAATATAGCTTATCAATATTGGGTTGCAGAAGATTTAGGCGGAGGTCAAGGTGTTGCCCGCGGTATTAGAACTACAGGTGAAACAGTACGTAGTATTGGCGGGGTAATTGCTGGTGCTGGTGGTGTGATTGGACGGGTAGGTTCTATTCTCGGTCAAATTGGCGGTATATTCGGTCCTAGACGTTAATATATGCAATTACTTGGGCCTAAAGCTAATGCTGATTCCCCTGAATCTGATTTAACATTATTTCAGCAATTTCTTGCTGATCCAGGTACAAGTATACCAGTAAATTCGAATTTTATTGTTTTTATTGAGTCATTCCCTCTAGGGCTTCAATCATTTACAGACTCTCAAATTAGTCAGTTTGAACCTAATAAATGGGCTGTATCTAAAACAGGAGATAAATTAACAGCTCAAGTATTAAGCCCAGCCTATAACGGCAAATGTTTTTTTGTGAACGGTATTACTTTACCTAACGAATCTATTGGTTCTAAAAGAGTAGGTTTAGCAGAAGAATTTGGAGATTTAGCAGGCGGCGTTCTCTCAGGGGTAGTGAGCACGTCTCGTGCAAGCAAAGGACCACTTCGCGCAACTTTTCTTGAAACAACAGACTCATTTATTGATGCAGTATTAAGACCATGGGTTGTAGCGGTTTCTCATTATGGGCTGTTTGCACGCGCCGAAAATTCGGCATATAATGTTAAGACTAACATAAAAGTAGCAATGTATAATAGTCGTACCAATAAAAGAGAAGTACAACGTAAAGTATATACTTTTTTTGAATGTGCCCCTATTTCTTTTGAAGCAGAATCTCTTACATGGGGCCGAGCTGATACTAAAACAGTAGCTACTGAATGGGTATATAATTATTATACTATTGAAACAGGCGCCCGCGGGGAACAGGCTAATACAGCTGCGGCAGCTACTCTTACTAGCTTTACTAAAAACATACGTGCGACTACCAATACTTTACCAAGCTTTACTTCCACCGGTAGCCTAATACCTTCTAATATCCCTTTACCTGGTATACCAGGTATAAGACCTCCAGGGGTATAAGTAGAGGTTTTTTATATATTAGTAAGTAGTTTAAATGGGATTTACTTACAGTGTAAAATTACCTGGATATAATAAATTAGTCTGGGCAAAAGAAATAAATTCTAAAGACTATAGAGATTTAGTTAAATCCCTTTATAACAACGACAGCTCTTCTTTTATACAGCATTCAAACTACGTGGTAGAACAAATAGTACCTGGGATACTTCAAGAAGGACTTAATGTTGTCGATAAGCTTATATTATTAGTAAATGCCCGGGCAGTAAGTGTCAATCCAGATTTAAAGGTTAATGCTGTTTGTAAAGAAACTGAGAAAGAATTTCAACACACTATTAAACTTGATACTATCTTTGACAGACTTAGTGAAATACAGTATAATAATATTACAACTTATAAAAATATAGAAGTTGCCCATTCTATAGTTAAAGCAAAAGATGAAAAATATTTTTTAACTGATAATGCTGAAATCTTATATGTTTACCAATTAGCATCAAGTGTAGATCAGATTATTATTAAAGACAAAGTTTTAAAATTTAACGAAATTAGTTTTGAAGAAAGATGTAAATTAATAGAAAATTTACCGGCAGATATTAATAATAAAATTATTAAAAAACTCTATGACACAGAATTAGCCTTAGGTCGAAACAAACTACTTTATATAGAATCCCCTTATAGTAAAATACCAGCAGTCGATATACCACTTTCAACAGATATAGCTATACTTTACCATGCTACTCTTTACTGACGATTTGAATAATTTTTATAAACTTGTTTATAATTTAATTTCTAAACTAAACTTTCAAGGAGACTATTTAGATAGACTGGCTCCAGCGGAGTTATATTTGTACTGGTCTCTTTACTTGCAAGAAAACCAGCAGTCTAATAGCGAAATGCCTACCACAAACAATATAGGTAGTTTTGCCGGGTCTCAATTTAATTTAGACGGGTAGTTGACAACCGTAATTTGCAATCTAAATGTTTTTATGAATGATATTAATAATGTACTCTCAGTTTTAGATACAATCAATAAAGAAAATACTGTTTCTTTATATGTACCTAGTTTAAAAAGAGAAGTAAAATTTAAAAGTATTACTACCGGGCAGCAAAAGCTTATTTTAAAAGCTGCAGTAGATAATCCTATTTTTCAAACTCGCTTTGTAATTGCAGCTTTTAATATTATTACTGAAAACTGCACTGAAAAAGAAATACTTAATCAGCTAACGACTATCGATAGTCTATCTATTCTATTACAATACCGCATTAATAATTACGGGGCAGAATATAGCTTAGACCAAGATGGAGTCGAGTATAAAATTAATCTAGCTACATTTAAAGAAGAAGTACAAAAAATAAACGTGCCCGGTAGTACTATTTTTAATCTTGATAGTTTTATTATTAAAGTTGGCGCCCCTACTTTATTGGAACAATACCAGCTTGAGAAAGAAATGAGAGAAAAAAGAACGGAAGACACCACTATTAATGATTCTTTAGGGGAAGCTTTTATGGGAGAAGTGTCTAAGTTTATTAAAGAAATAAGCGTAGTTATAGATAATAAAACCCAAGATATAAATTACAAAAACCTTTCATTTAGTAAAAAATACCAAGTACTAGAAAAGTTACCAGCTTCTGTTGTAAAAGGCATAATAACTTATCTTGAAAATGTTGCCGAAGTACAGCGTCAAGTTACACGTTTTGACGGAGTTGATAATAACGGTAACGTTAAAGCATTAGATATTACTATAGATGCAAGTATGTTTTCGATAAGTTGATATCTGAAACTACGTTGCATACCTAAGTATTTAATATGGCTGAGGATGCAAACCCTAAAACTACTCCGGAACCAAAGGAATCCATTAGTAAACCGGAGCTAGCTGCTATTGTCCGCGAGACAAAAGAGAGTAGAGAAAAAGAAGTCAAGCCTGCCAAAATACAAATACCAGCTAATTTTACAGCTGCTTTAAAAGCTTTAGTAGACGAAAATAAACAACAAACTAGTTTTCTATCTAAAATATACAATAAAATAGAAGACCTTGCAAAAGCTAAACAAGAAGTTGCAACTACCCCAAAAGAGGACACAACCGGGGAAGAAGCTGCAGCGGCTTTAAAAGAAGAGAAACCACAACCAGTAATAATAAAACAAATAGACCCTAAGGCTTTAGAAGAGTTAGAAAAAATATTTAAAACTCTTGCAGTTAGTGCCAAAGGTAAGAGTGAAGCTACTCAAGCTGTAACTCAGACTGGTGGTGGCGGGGACGGTGCAAGTGGTTTATTTTCAAAAGTTTTCGGGAATAAATTATTACCTTTAGCAGGTGGATTAGCCGGGACCTTAGCATTAGCAGTTGGTAGTTGGTTTAATGACGGACCTTTTAAAGGTCTTATGAAAGAGTTTGGTAAACTTGGTACTACTATTTTTGGTAAAAAGCTAGCTTTAGAAGCTGCAAAATTATTTCCTTCTTTAATTAAGTTTATAAAACCTATAGCTAGAAAACTTCCTGTTATAGGGACAATAATTGATTTTGGTTCAGCAATTAGCCGAATAAAAGAAGGAGATTTTGTAGGCGGCATAATCGATTTGGCTTCTGGTATTGCAAATTTAGTACCCGGGGTAGGTACTGCTATATCTATTGGTTTAGGGTTTATTAATGCTGCAAGAGATTTAACCGGTCAAACTGAAGATGCTAAAAAGGGAGAGGGTAATAAAGAAGGTAGTATATTTTCAATTCTAACTCAAGCAGTAGTAAAATTTGCCCCTAAAGTTCTATCTAAATTAAAATTCTTACCAGTAATAGGCAGTTTGTTTTCTTTTGCTAGTGCGTTTACTAATTTTAAATCTGGAAATATATTTAAAGGTCTATTAGATGTTGTCGCGGGTGTTGCTGGTTTCTTCCCAGGTGTAGGCACGGTAGTGTCATTACTTGCTAGCGGGGTTGGCTTAGTAACGGATTTATTTGGTGGGGAAAAAGGAGCTGAAGAAGATCCTACAAAAGCTATAAATGTACCTAAAAGTTCTGGTGGCAGTCTACTATCTCGTTTAACTAAATACCTCTCTGATAAATTTAAGGATTTAATGAAAGGTACTTTAAACTTTCTTAAAAAATTACCTTTTGTACCAGAGTTTATAATAGATAAAGTTTCAAACTTTTTAGGTTTAAACGAAAAGAGCTCTGATCAAGAGGCTCCTGCAGCTATGGCGCCTGGGCCGGCGCCAGCTACACCGATTACACCACCTGCACCAGCTGCAACTGTAGCTTCTGTAACAACGCCTGCAACACCATCAGCTCCGGTGCCTGTTGCTACTTCTCCTGTACCTATAACCCCACCACCTGTTAAGACTGAGCAATCTTTTACTAGTCAGCGACGAGCTGCTCGAGCCAGTGCACCTGAACCTGATTGGTTGCAAGAGTGGGATCCTGATACTGATAATAAAGAATGGGCAAAACAATATAAGCGTACAGACCCAAAAACTTGGAAAATTAAACCTAAAATAAACTCTACACTTGGTTATATTTCTGCTCAAAAACAAAATGATGAATTAGCGCGTCAATATTTACCAAAAGAAACCCCAGATGTACCAAACGGTAATATACCAGTTAAGGCTAGTGAACCAGCAACAAATTTACCTAATTTTATAAACTCAACCCCGGTAAAAAATGAAATACCTAAAGGTAAAACTGGTGGTATATTTACCGGTTCAAAAGATGGCTATCTTGTAGAGTTGCACGGTACTGAAGCAGTTGTACCACTTGAGCAATCTAATAATTTAATGTCTGGCGGACAAAAAATAGAAAATTTAACTGAAAACCAAATTACTGCCGCTAAACAAAATATACAACTAGATGATCCTAAACAACAAGAGTACTCAATGACATATCTTGTTAAATTATTAAAGGATTACATTTCTGAAGATAATAAAGATCGTTACGATCCAAAGGAATATGAGCGTCTAAGTAAAAACGCGCTATGGTTTGAAAAGCAGTTAAAAGCAGGTAAAGAAATAAACGAAGAAATGAAAAAAATTCTTTACGAAGATGCGCAGAGAGCCAGCTATACTAGTGAGGGTAAAAAATCAGGACAGGCAGCTCAAGCCTATACTAAAGATGTTCAAGAGGCAGTAAAATACGAAAATTTTGCAAAAAAATACAAATTAATTAACGACTGGAAAGAACGTAAAGATGCTGATTGGAGTAGCTTTAAACCTGTTTATAGTAAAAATACTACCTCTACAAAGGCGCGTTTTGGCGGGGTGTTTACCGGGCCAGAAGATGGCTACGATATGACCTTACATGGTACTGAAGCAGTAATACCTTTAAGACCTGATACTAGATCTAGATTACCACTTGAATCCCCGCTATCTCAACTACCAGGTATGCCAGGTTCTGAATTAGTAGAGAAGATCGAGGCATTAATAGAAACTATTAAAAACAATATGGGTCAATCTCAAACTATTGATAATACTTCAGTTGCTGGTATGAATTCGGTTACTGGCGGGGCTACCACTACTAATATATTTCAAAATAGCTCAGAAAGAGATATACCGTACATGGAGCGTAATAAGTATAGACAAAAATTAATATATTCTAGAGGACTAATTTAATGCCATACGAAGCAAATCTTTATAAAAGAACACCCCAGGTTTTAGGTGCACCTAAACTAGAGCCAAAAACCAATCAAAATGAAGGGAGTACGCATTTTAGTAGTGGCATACCTGGTTTAGTTGATATACATAGAGCTTATCGTTGGACCTAATCCCAGCCAGTTGCTAGAGAAATAGTACCAATGCTTCAATTAACAGAATATAAACTTGTACTTTCAAGTGAAGTATCAGGATTTTTATATATGTTAAGAGGGGAGGCAGATAATTTAAATGTAATAAAACAAGAGTTTGCTCCTAACGTAGAGAGAACAGGCACTGCAATACAAAGAACTGGCGGGGCTATAGCTTCATCTTTGCAATCGTTGTTAGGCAATTTGCAAGATGCAGTTAAAGCAGCAGATGCAAATCAAGAGGTATTAAACAAAGCTTCAAAACAAGACGCATTTTCAGGGGTAGATGATCAAAGCGGATTAAAGCCATATCTTGGACTCTATGCAATGGACCCTACTGGGTGGTCTTATAATTTACCTTATTTAGGCCCATCAAATATGGCGTCTCCAAACAATCAATGGGGAGAAAGTACAGTAATACAAGAAGGTCTTAAAAAAGCGGGCGGTGGTATATTAAATTTTTTCGGTGGTTTACCATCCTCTAAACCAGGAACTACGGCACCAGGAGCTGCCGGAGTCAAAGGAAGTACTGGTGGTGGAGATATTAGTAAACTTGCTGGCGGGTTAAAAGATTTTTATACCGGAGCTACAACAGCAGCTTTATCTTTAGGAGGGGGGCTTGTTTCAAGGGAAACTCCGCAATCCTTTACAGGTACTGATAGTGATAAAATAGATGTGTCTTTTTATCTATTAAATACTCACGATGTAAAAGATATTAGACGTAATTGGGAATTTTGCTATTTGCTTACCTATCAAAATTTAGCAAATAGGAAAGGTATTAATTTACTAGATCCGCCGTGCTTATATAGTGCTACTATAGCTGGTTATAAACAATTACCTATATGCTGGGTTACTAATTTTCAAGTTACTAATGTAGGTACAACACGTTTAATTGATATTACTACAGGAGAAATTGATGAAAGAGGGGCAGTAAGTCCTTATATAAAAATGATTCCTGAAGCATATAGAATTTCATTTACATTGCAAAGTAGTTTAAAAAATGCCCGTAATATCTTTCAATTTGTGGAAGATCCAAGTTATAAAGTTAGCGTGAGAGGAGTATAAAATGACTGATAACCCTCAAAAACAAAACGATATAAACGATTTACCTACTCTCGATCAGTTTAGGTATGAAAATATTTTTAATGTTTATCAAAATGAGACAGATCAATATTTTTATAATATTTTAAGGAAAGTTAATTTTCCTGAAGATGTTGATGAAACAGTGTATAGTACCTACGTAGTGCCTACTAACAATTTACCTTATACTCTTATATCTTATAAAGTTTATGGTACAATTTATCTTTGGTGGTTAATTTGTTCTATAAACCGTATTACTAATCCAGTATTTTACCCTGCTGCTGGTACTGAATTAAAAATATTAAAACCTGAATACGTGCGTTCAGTTTTACAAAGTCTACAGCAATAATGGAAAACAATAGCGTAAAGAATAGATTAAGACTTAACAATCAAGATTATGAAGTAAGCATAACACTTTATAATACTCAAGGAAACGCATTTCCAATTAATGCAGCTTCTATTTTATCTCTAACTATAGAAGAAAGCACCCACCAATGGTACAAACAGGGTAGTATAATACTACAAAATGGATATAATGTTTTAGAAAAAAGACCTAACGAGTTTACGCCGCCTGAACTTAATTATAAGTTTCGTAACGACGGTAGAGATCTTTTATTTGTTAGTATTAAGCCTGTTGTTGAGACTAATTTTATAGAGCAGGACGCCTTTGAGCCAGAATTCTGGGAAATGTTGTACGTATTTACTGTATACGATACAGAAGATATACCTGGAAGTACCCCCCGAGAAAAGAATTTAAAACTATATTTCTGGGAAACAGATTACCAGCTTTGCACTGAAATAAATGCAAACTGGAGTACTAATGAAGTTTTATATGAACTTTATCCTGAGTATAATGGTCGTTCTTCTCAGTTACCAGATTTAAAGCGTAGAGTACCTACAGGGCTTGCAATACAAAGTCTTATAAAATATGCTCTTAACAATAAAGTTAATACCCAAAAATTCTCGGATGAGTGGGATACAGGGGCTAGTAAAATATTTTATACCCCGGCTGTAGAAAGTGTAATCTCTACAAGCTTAGATTTCTTAGTTAAAAGACATGTTTGTAGTACAAGAGAGGGAGAAAACTCTGGTGACGTAGGTATACTTTTTAGAAACAGATATAATAAAACTTGGAATTTACTTTCTATAACATCTCTTTTAAATAAAGCAGTAAGCAATTCTCGTTTAGCTGGAGACTACCAACTTGAACAATTTTATATAGATTCATCAGAAGCAAATAGCGTTATTATTCCTTCAGTGCCTTATACCCCTCCGGATCCTACTGGACGGCGTAATATAACTCTAGGCCAACTAAGCACTATTAGTAACTATCAATTTGTCAATATGTCTGCTATAGACAGTAATGCAATACTGGTTAATACTGCAGTTTGTACAAATCATATAGGTCGTAAAGAATTCGTAATGGATTTACAGGAAAATACAGTAGAAAGCGTTAAGAGCTATTTTCAACAAAACTATATTAGTAAATTTAAATACGCTCTAAATCCTTATGCATTACTCGCTCTTAATAAAAATAAGACAGAAGGTATAACAATAAACACAGCATATTCGTACGGAGAAACAAAAGTAGAGCGCTACCCGGAAGGCCGGAACGTAATGCTTGAGAGTGGTTTGTTTTTAAATGAATGTTTAACTTTTACGGTGCCTGGTAGTACTTTAAGACAGGTTAACCGTTTTATAGGTCTAGATAGGCCTAGTGGTAATATAGATAATGATTTTGATGAAAAATTTTTAGGGCAATGGTTTGTAACTCGCGTAGTACACGAGTTCTCCCAAACCGGATACACCAATACAATAACTGCAGTTAAACCTTATGCAAGTCGTAATCTTAAGATTGATGATGAGGTTGCATAGGTAAGTATTATAAGATGGCTACTACAGTAGTAAAGACTTTTGACCTATACAATACTAATATATATTGGTATGGTTATACTTTTCCTGGTTACGAAACCGAACAATCTATAACTAAAGCGTTTTACTCAACCCAATTTTCTTCTAACCCAATTGGATCTAAGGTAGATTTTTTTAAAGAATTAGCCGGGGACTCGCAAAATAATCAAGTATTTTCAATAACTACAACTATAGATGAATTGCCTGTACTTTGGGGTAAGTTTTGGTGGGATGAAGCAATGTATTATTCTTATCCTTCCGTATACAAATTAATTTCAGCGGATAGTCTTTATTATCGTACGTTTTCAGAAAGTGTGGGTACGTTGTATTATTTAACTGCTTATAATACTAACAAAAATATTAATACAAAAATATATAATTCTATTATTGATAGCTTACTAGTACCTGGTCTGTCAGGTAGCATTGCCCAGTTTTACTCTACAGTTAATACGCTTTTTATTAATAATATCGCTAAAATAGGACCAGGTACTGGTACTGACGTTTCGCCTGGTTCTGCTGTTAACGGTACTTTAATAATGGCTAATACCGATTATGGTAGAAGAGTAGATTCAAGTGATTCTATTATACAGTCTATAAATGATTTATATCCGCAATTAGCTAATTTTTTACCGTTTAATACCGATATAATAGGTAATTTATTAACCCCATACGCATGGAGTGTAAGTGCAACTTGTGAAGATGTGCAAATTAATGTAGACTTTACAAACACTAATACACAAAATAATAAACAATTAAATACTAATACCCTTATAGCAGAAAGAGAGTTAATACAGTACTAATGAAAACTTATAATAATATCTATTTGGGTATTTGTGTACAGAATAACGACCCTGAGTATAGAGGGCGTATTAAAGTTTGGGTGCCTCATATTAGTATCAATGTATATAATAAATGGAATCAATTAAAACAAGATCGTCATTTTAAATTTCCCGGTCTTAATATTAATTCTGATTTAAGTCTTATTATTAATGAATTAAGAGACGAACTTCCATGGGCAGAATATTGTGGGCCAATTGCAGGTGGCTCGGCATCAGGCACGTATAATGCATTTTACGAAACAGCTACAGTTTCAGATGCAACATTTGCATCTAGTTTAACAGGCACTAATAGCACAACTACTGCCCCAGAATATCAACTTAATTCTGAAAGTTTTGGAGAAAAGCCAGGGGCAGTTTTTGAAAAGTATAATTTTAGAGTTTCTGATGCTTTTACAGACACTCAAGGCAAAAAGACTTCTAAATTAAACCCGTACGGTAGCAGCTATAGACCTTCAACCTATTCAAATGCAGCTAAAGGAGTCTTTGCTGTGCCTAATGTAGGCGCGCATGTCTGGGTATTTTTTAGAGACGGTATTGCTACTTACCCGGTCTACGTAGGAAACGCGTCAGGGGAAGATGATTTTAAAAGTATATTCATGGCAGAAGATGGGAGTACCCAAGACTACCCTGGAGCGTTTGAAAATATAAATTCTAATTTACGCGGAGAAGATGTTAGTACTCAGACTTATCGCAACAAAATGGTTATTAATCAGCGCGGGGCTGCTATAGAGATTATTAATACCATGGATAGAGAACGTTTTAAAATAACTCATTTTGCCGGTGGTTTTATAGAGTTTAATAATGCGTATAACTCCTTATTTAGTCCTAAAAATCTACAACAACTTACGTTAAAAGATAAATTTGAAACTATTAACGGACATAGCAATTATTATATAGGTAGAGATTACGATAATATAGTAAAAGGAGATTATCTTTTAAAAATTGGTAGTTTAAATTTTGATGCTCTTAAAGAGTGGCATGAAGCTTATAAAAATATTGCAGATGTTTTAGCTCAGCCAGAAAACACTTCAGATAAATCAACCCTACAGTCTGTTATTGATTCTAATATACAGACACTTGCTGAAGCAGAAAGAAAGCTCGGTTACGGAGGCAACTTTATACAGACAGTCACTAAGCATCAGTTTAGTAATGTAGGTTTAATTTTTAATAATGTTGCAAGTTATAGAGTAAGCGATACCCCTAAAAAGGTTAATCAATACCGTAACGTAATTAATTCAGGTCTTCT